TATTGATACTTTAACTGAAAATGTTCCTACAGGTATTACATCAGGAGGGGAGTTGTCAAAAGCTAGTAACACCCAATTTACAATTAACGCAGGTACAGGTATAATAAATGATTTAAATAAAGAATCAACTGCAACAAAACCTTATCCTGAAATATTAGAAATAAGCTGGTCGACTCAAACCATAGCTGTATCTAACTTAGCACCACTGGAAGCTGAGCAGAAGAATGCATGGATATATGTAGATGAATTAGGGCAGGTACAACAACAGACAACACCGTTTACAGACGGCCAATATAGCAATAAGATTCCAATTGGTGTTGCATTGCACAGTAGTGGTGTAATATTATTTACTAAGACCTTTCCTCAAACAGCTTATAATACAACAGATGGCTTACAGCAATTTGCTAGAATATTTGGACCTCTTAAAAAAGACGGATTAACAGTTACAGCTAATGGTGCTAATTTATCTTTAGACAGAGCGCAAGGTACATCATTTGCATTTGGGAGAAATTACGTGAATAATCCTAATAGCCCTTCTCTTGTAATTGATGCTACAAAATCTCAAGCTGAAATACACAGATATTATAAAGACGGAACGGGAGGATACGTAAGAGACAATAATAGCGGCAATGGGTATACCGAAATAGATCCTACTAAATGGGATCCAGGAACAGGTACGCTTTCTACAATACCAGGTGGGCAATATTCAATTCAAAGATTTTACTTTTTCCCAGGTACGCCAGATATATTAGTTGTTTATTATGGTACAGAATATTTTAGCAATTTAGAAGAAGCTGAAAGAAACTTTTTATCATCGCAGGCTGATGAAGATGACAACACTGCACAACAAGCAGTTTATTTAGGAGCGGTTATTGTTTCAGGAAGCGCAAACAATTTACAAAATGTTAATCAAGCTAAATTTTTCCAAGGAGGAATATTTAGAAACTTATCAGGTGCTCCTGTTGGATCGGTTGCGGGTAACGCAGTATTAAATGATTTAATAGATGTACAAGTACAAACACCATCTAACGAAGATATATTACAATATAATTCTGCTACTACACAATTTGAAAATGTTGCATTAGCATCAGTTATTGGTAGTGGTGATGCCCAAAAAGAAGCATTATATAATGTTATCGGTATTGGGGAAATTTATTACATGACACAATTATAAAAAAAGAAAATTAAAAAATGGCTAACTCAATTACATTAAGTGCAGGTATAATCAATGCTTTATCTGCGAAAATAACAGCAGGTACGGCGACTGCGGAAGAAATTGTTCTCTATACCACAGGTCTACAAAGACTGCAGGAGGGGAATGATTTTGAAGCTACAGTTATTGGTTTGTCTCAAAGCGCAGTTGATGCGATTGACGCAGCTAATAGCCAGTTTCAAACTGACTCAGCAACAGCAGTATCAAACTTCAGTACAAGTACTGGAACAGCTGTAACAAGCTTTACAACGGCTTCTAATACTGCAATAACAGATATTAATACAGCTAGAACAAACTTAGAAACAGCAGCAACTGATTTAACGAACACTGTTTCAGGATTACCAACAGCAAGTACAATTGAAACTGCAATTGATACTGGATTAAACTATGTGGCACCAAATCAAAGAATAGCGTTTTGGAAAGGATATGGGGAAGGCAATTGGGTCCGAATGGCTGCGTTTGACCACGACTTTATAATGCAAGATGAAGCAATGTTCACAAATAGATTCTACGGCAGTGGTTCTTATTATGCTGCTGGTATAGGTTATGGTGGTAGTGACTTCGTAGGAGGTTTAAATGGGGAGTCAGATGCAACCACAAGTAATCATTCAAACATGAGAATGACTACGAATGCTTTTAACTTAGGTGCGAATGTTGTAAGTTTTTATGACGAATATAATAAATTTGGAAAATATAAAAGGTTTGCTGTTAATGGTTATGATACTCCAAAAATGCAACAAGGTGTTGTTTGTGGTAGTTATGAGCAAGATGTTTTCTTATTTAGAGAAAACCAACAATATAAGGTAACTACTAATTATGCTCCAGGGAGAGCGTATAATTATGATAGACTTCTTTATAAACAAAATGCAAATAAACAAATTAGCAATGACGCTTTAGGTATTCACAATGGGTATACAGGGTTTCTATGGCCAACACCAGGATTAAGTGCATTAGGTCTTTGTTCTTACAACAGTACGACTAATAAACTTTTAAGTTTTGATGTAGCGACTACGCAAAATGATGCCTTTCCTGTGGTAGCTGAATTTGCAGGAACTCATACTCTTAGAAGAATAGCATACGGATTAGAAACATCTACATTTGGTCAGGATTATGATGCAACAGCAACGTTAACAAACATGATAGTAGGTACTAACGGTTTATCAGGTAAACCATCAAACTCTGGTACAGAAGCAAATTATAGAGGTAAGCCTGTATTATGTGATAATAATAATATAGTATTAGTTCAAGCAATTCAAAATGGCCCATTATATATTCACAGATGGGTGCCGAATGGTACAAATGATAACTGGCTTTCAGATTTTAATACGACTATGAGTAGAAATAGTACTGTATATGGGGCAGAAGGAAGTGGATATTCAAGTATAACGCATCAAATAACATTAGATGGTAAATACGTATGTATATACGCGCCTTATTATTATTATGGTGGTGGTATGACCGGATACATTATTAGAGTTACAGATGGTAAAATTTTAAAATTCACAGCTGGAACTAACTCGAACCAGCAATTTATTGTTCCTGTGCATAAAAATAAGTTTTATTTTTCAGGTAGAAACTTTAATAGCAATAACAACCACTGGATAATGGATATGGAATATATATTCGGCCTACAAGCAGATGGAGCTGATATATCTGCGTTGTTTACAACACAAGTTACGCATCCTACAACTAGTCAGCAAATGGGAGGTAGTGGTTTACCAGTAACAAATCACAGTGCCTCATCTAATAACTCTTGGGTAGCAACAACACTTAAAATGAATCCATTGGATTTCGCAAACTTAATATAATATGAAAGTAGTAAAAACACACGGACACATAATTCAAGAAATACATTCTTCAAGAAAAAAAAGAGATCCTGAAATCATGGGATTAGGTATAGAGGTTGAAGCCAAATTTAAAGGCAAAGTCGGCCAATACTATAATTCAAATACAGGTGAATTAAGAGACGCTGTATTAGCAGATAAAATTACAGCTGGTTTTTGTAAAGAAAATATAAATAAAGCTGAGTTAATTTCTAAATTGTCTGCAGACGAATTAACAGATATTCTAACAAAAAAAGCTAGTAATCCAGCTATTGAAACTTATTGGTTAAAAGGGGATAATGGTAATGTAACATTAGATATTCTTATTGAAGAAAAAATTATTGACGAAGTAAGAGCTGAAGAAATATTAACTATTATAAATTAAATATATGATCTTATCAGAAAAAGCAACTAAAGTATACGAAAAATATTTTAGTTCTGATATTGGTGCTTTGGAGTTTGAATATTTAATGCAAACTTCAGATTACGGTATTGGGTTTCAAGAGCTTATAACTTATCCAAGCGCATTAGCTGAGATAAAGGCTTATGGTAGATATACTGAATTAATCGGTACATCTGGAACTGCTTATAATCTGATAACAGCATATGAAACAAGTGAAAACAACAAAAACCTTGAATTAGCTGCATATAATGCAATGTTTGCACATACCACACAAACAGAGTTTAACACGTTTTATGCAACTACATCAGGTGCACTTGGTTTTGGTTTAGCTATTGATAATCCTAATAGCACTTACGATTTAGCTGGAAATAATACAGTAGTTACGCATATAATAAATAATACTGGTGCATTAGAGGCTTTATTAAATTCAAATGAAGCTATAAAAGCTTTTTCAGAAACGGCTTCTTCATCAGCTTTAATATTTGCCAACGTAGAGGCTAATAAAAAGTTTAAAGATAATATAATATTTAGAACTAAAAATAGTTTACCTGTTAATGCTGATGCCGCAACATATGGTAAAATTTATTATCTAAATAACAAATATATATTCTTTTTATCTAATTTAATTTATTATAGTTCCGACGCTATAACTTGGAATAACGCTACAATAAACTTAGCCCCTCCAAATAATGATCAATCAATATTTTTTGATTACGACACTACAGCAGGTGTATATATTATGTCAGTTAGTGCATCAGGAGATTATGTTTATAAAAGCGCAGATTTAATTACTTGGACACAAGTTCTTATACCTCAAACAGGCACACCTGACGGACTGTGTTCTTTTAATAATCAATTATATTTATCTATAGGTGGTTATATATATAGATCAACATCAGCGGGAGCTACTTGGTTTCAAGTAAGATTTGGTTCAGGTGTTACTTATAAATTGCACAAATTTAAAGATAAGCTATTAACATACTCATCTGCAAATGCAATTGATTTTGTTGATACTAATAATGGTTTTAACTTATATATATCCGGTGTAATAGCCGCCGCTGAAACAATTAATTATATTTCAACATCACCTGATTACTTATTTTTTGTAACAAAAGATGCTACAACAAATTCTCCCAACACGAATAATTACATATATACTTTAAATGGGTTAGATTCAAATGCAGTTGTAACTAAATATGAATTTGGTCAAGCAACTGAAGATTATGATATTAAAAAAGTATTATATGCAAATGGTATTTATATAGCTCAAACAGGAGATGGGTATATAGTAGGTACAGATGGTGTTAACTGGAGCATTAAAAGAAGAGATGAGTCTTATATATTAAACTTGTCTGCTATAAGTAATAAGGGTATATTTGGGTTTGTTACAGATACTAAATTTATAGCATCGAATTATGAAATAGAAGCAGCTGGCTCGAATATAACAACTACTACAACAACAACTATTGCTTCTGAGCCTAACCAACAATTAAGTGAATGTTTGGCTACATTATCAGGGGCTAGTATAGTTAATGACGGAGGAAATAAATTATTATTAAACGCTCATTATGGGTATGTAAATAATAAATCATATTTAGTTAATAATAAAAGTTACATATTAACTAATGTACCACAATCTGAACCGATTGCGGTTTTAAACAAAAGTATAGCTACAAAAATAAAATACTTTGGTGATCCAACAAAAAGAGTTGCTAAAACAATAACAGGCACAGGATCAGCTACAGATGGTAGTTATTTCTTTTATTACGGAAATGTAAGAATACTTGTTGAAAATAATATTACAAGTGATAATTTTGGTAATGCAACAATATGGGGTTATAATACAGGGGACATAGGTGCTACTGATTTATTAACTTACCATGTAGCTGGTGAATTTGATACATCAGCAGATTCAGACACAGTAACAGTCGACAACACAAATATATTAATAAACACAGAAACTTGTTAAAATGGCACAACAAACAATAAACGTTGGAGTTAGCGCAAACGATGGCGGTGGGGATACTTTAAGAGCCTCAATGCAAAAAATAAATGCAAACTTCACAGAAACATATGGTAACGATTTCATTGACTCTGCACAAATTGTACAGGACGCGGTTGGTGAAAGAGAATTAAATGTTGGAGCAGGAACAACAGGTCAATCTTTAGCATCTGATGGATCAGGTGGTCTTTACTGGGGTAGTGTTATCACAGGAGACGTACCGATCAATGTTTTAGAAACAAGACTTGGAGAAATTGGCGCTACTACAATTGGTGTTGATGCTACTGCTGACATAACATTCAATGGGCAGATAACTGCTACAGGGCAAAATAGTATTACATTTTTACATGCAACATTTGCAGGACTACCTGCTGCTGCAAGTAACGAAGGTTTAATAGCTTATGCACAGGACACAGGAAAATTCTATTGGTCAAATGGGACACAATGGGTTACCGCTTTTGCTTTAGCTTCAGACGTAAGAGACAATATAGAGTATATAGGTTATGACACATCTGACTTTATAAGATTTGTTAATAATACAAAAATGGACTTTTATGTTAATGGCGTATATAGAATGCGTTTAGATGATGGGTTAGATTTAGATGGAGACATAAATACCACAGGGGATGTAATTGCATACTCTACAGTAACACTTTCAGATATAAACTTAAAGAAAGATGTTGAAAAAATAACAGAGCCAATTGAAAAAATAAATAAACTTAACGGAGTTACTTATAAATGGAAAGATAGTAATAAAGAGGCAGCTGGGCTTATAGCACAAGATGTTCAAAATGTATTGCCTCAATCTGTAATAAAAAGAACAGACTTTCACGGTGAAGAACAACTTGCTTTAGACTACAATGCTATAGTAGGATTACTTGTGGAGGCTGTTAAAGATTTAGACAATAGGTTAAAAACTTGTAATTGTAATTGCGAAAAATAATAAATTATGGCATTAATTGGAAATTATACTAAATACTGGCTTGAAAACGATCCAGAAGAAGTTAGAGAGGTTGTAGTAACATATCCATCTATTTTACCTCAGCAACATCCTGACTATGATAAAAGAGGAGTTACAGAAACTATAATAGAGCCTGTCACTGTACAAAAAACTCAAACTTGGGAAGATGTTTATATTGTTATAAGAACATATGCAATAGAAAAAGAAGAAATTCCACATTTTGAAGAGACTACTATGGAAACACCCGACGATGTTATTACGCCTATAGGGTTAGAGAAAGGATGGAGAATGAGTATAAGGTTTGCTGTTTATGCTAATAAAGAAGATAAACTTACATCTCCTGAAAATTACATATTGCAAGATCATGCTTATGTTGATTTACCTCCTATGAACGAAAGTATTTTTAAACTAGGTTATTCAAGTCTTAAACAGGTAAAAGGATTTGAAGAAACACAAAACGACGAATAAATTATGGCATTACCAGCATCTGGCCCTTTAGCTTTATATGTAGATATAAGAGCTGAAGAATTAAGTAAAGAGCCGAATCTATCAGTAGATGATTTTGGGCTTAGAGAAGTTTCATTATCAGCCGGGTTTACCCAGCCAGATCATATGTCTGAATTTCATGGGTATTCATCTGTTATGCCTATAACTTTCACTGCTAATCCAGTTGAATTAGGTAAAAATGATGTAAGCATTAATATAAGACAAAATGCAAACACATTCGATAACGGTAACGGTACAATTTTATCCAGAGGTTTTTATTTTGGAACTAGTACCAATAGAGCTTCTAACACTAGATACCAAGTAGATACTAGCAACAGCTTAGGCCAATTTAACAGAAATTTTACCGGTTTAAGTGGGGGTACAACATATAGAATGTGGGCTTATGCGGAAAATGAAGTAGGAGAGTCTTATAGTGGTATGACTAGTATATCAACACTAGCTTCAGTAAGTTTAAGTGTATCTGCAAATGTTGGTACTCAGTTTTATATTGATGGTTATACGAGCAGCGCAGTCCACAACTGGTCTTGGGGAGATCTTGCAGGAAGGCATCAATATCAGCATCCTTATTATGGAATGGTAACGACTGGGAGTAGAGGATATAGTGCTGGTATAATTGCTTCAAATGGTTGGTTAAATTGGTATTTCTCAGCAAATATTACAAGAGCAAATGGTAACAATACAAGGCAGGAATTCCAAAACGGCGCATACATAGCTATATCAGGGGAACTTTATGTGGCATCTTCTGAAACTAATGGTGGCTGGTATTCAAGAACGGCTGGGTTTAATGATAACAGTAACAAAACCTTTAGTCTAAATACGTATACACCGTGGGGTGGACCTTTTACAGGAACAGTAACTGGTACCTCAGATGAGGGTAGGTCAGGCAATAGTTATACTTCGCATTGGAGTTATGCACCAACAAACGGTAACCCTAAAATAGAAAGTTATACATATTTCACAAGAGTAGGCGGAGCATACGCAACATAATAAAAATATAATTAAATTTAATAAAATGAAAACAGTATATTACGCTATTGCTCCTTACGGGGGAATAATGGATATGGCTGCAACTAATCAATTTATAGGTGGTAGCATACAAAAAGTAAAAAAAAATTACTTTGACAAATTAAGAAAAATAGGACCTAATGCTGAAAGTTACACTAAATGTGTAGCAGCTACAGAATATTTAAAAAATTGGTATTCGTGGCACACAGATTATGGTTTTAATTTAAATTTTAATAGAGACAATAATTCATTTAAATTAAAAGTAGATTTAAGCGACGACCCAGAAGTAAAGAACTTATTACCTGGTTTTCAAGAAAAAATGTCATCTAGTAATTTTTTGTTAAGAGGAGTCCAGGATAGAATGGTGAGTGTAAATCATGGTGTTTATTTCTTTTGTGAAGAAGATTTATGGATAGAACAAATGCACCCTGTATATGAAAGTACTGAGTTTTCAAGAAACACTATGGTCTTTCCAGGAAGTTATAATATAGCTAAATGGTTTAGGCCCCTCCAATCTTCTTTTATGTGTTTAGAGGATAGTATAAGAGTAAACGAAGGAGATGGTATGTATTATTTTAAATTTTTAACTAATGAACAAATTAAATTAGTTGAATTTGATTTTACACAAGAAATAGCTAATGTAGCTTTTTCGTCAACATCATATAAGGTTTTAAGATCTTTTTTAAAATTAAATAAATTATATGATTTGTTTTCTAAAAAAAGAGCGCCACAAAAATTAGCTAAATTAATTAAACAAAATATAATAGAATAATGAATTTAATTAGAAAGATAAGTATAGGCACCGACTATAAAGATAACGCGATGCACTATTCAGTAGGACAAGAAGTATATGGAGGGCACAGGATTTCTGATATACTCGAAAAAAAAGACTCATACTGTATTTATATTACAAAAAATCAAGAAGTACTTTTGTGGAAGTCTTTTAACAAAAACATGGGAATTAGTGTAGAGTATAATTTAGATTATGAATAACCCATACGCTTTTATAATACAGCCCAAAGAAAACCGTTACAAAAATACCAAAAAAGTATCCGATAAAAACTTGATCCTTAATACGTCGATTAGCGACCATAGGTATGTAAGTAAAGAAGCAATCATAAAAGCTCCGCCATTAGCGCTTAAAACGCATCTAGGAGAGTTTGACAACATAATAGTTCATCACAATATATTTAGAAGATACTATGATGCTCACGGAAATGAAAAAAATAGCGGTAGTTATTTTAAAGAAAATTTATATTTTTGTCATTTAGATCAAATATATATGTATGAAAAAAATAACAACTGGATAGCTATGCCGGGATATTGTTTTGTAAATCCTATTGAATCAGAAAATGAATGGGATGAAAATAAAGAAGAACCATTAAGAGGCATAGTTGTTTATACAGACGGTTCTGATTTTGTTACAAAAAAAGAAGTTGTTGGTTTTACACCTAATTCAGAATTTGAATTTATAATAGGCGGTAAAAGATTATATAGAATAAAATTAAATGATATAACAATAAGGTATGGACGCAAAGGAACAGAAAAACTCTATAATCCGAGCTGGTTATAAAGCTGTAAAAGAGTTAATAAAAGTTGCTGAAGAAGAGATAATAGTTGAAGATGCAGCAGATGAGTTAGCTGCAGATAGATTAAAGAACGCGGCTGCGACAAAAAAATTAGCTATATTCGATGCTTTTGAAATACTAAACAGACTAGAGCAGGAAAAAGCTATATTAGAAAATAAACCTATAGAGGATAAAAAAACTGCATTTAGTGGATTTGCAGAAAAGAGGTCTAGATAATGAGTTATCAGCAAACATTATATAAAATTGTTGAACCTATTAAGCGAACAACAATACATAGACTGAATAAAAAGAAATCATGGGATTACGGTTACAACAAAGAACACGACGTAATTGTTATTAGTAAGACGGGGCAGATAGGGGATATATATGAAATACAAAATTTAAAGATTGCTTTACCAAAAGAAAAAGATGTGTATAGCAAGCATGACAGGTGGACACCTCATGAGTACCCTAAAGAGTTAAAAAATATTAGAACTATTTTTGACTGGCAAACATACCCAGAAGGGTTTAAAGAAAAGTATTATGAATATATTGATAAAGAGTTTACAAAACGCGAAGAAGGTTTTTGGTTTAAAAACAAAGGTATTGGGACTTATATCACTGGCTCTCATTATATGTACTTGCAGCACTCCAAGATTGATGTTGGGAAGCCAGACTTTCGAGAAGCAAACAGATTATTCTTCATATTCTGGGAGGCATGCAAGGCAGATCAAAGATGCTATGGAATTTGCTACCTTAAGAATAGACGGTCTGGATTTAGCTTCATGTCAAGCAGCGAAACAGTTAATCAAGCTACAATCACTTCAGATGCTAGATTCGGAATCTTATCGAAGACTGGTAGCGATGCAAAGAAGATGTTTACCGACAAGGTCGTACCAATATCAACCCATTATCCATTCTTCTTCAAACCAATACAAGACGGAATGGATCGCCCCAAAACAGAACTGGCCTACCGTGTCCCCGCATCCAAACTCACAAGAAAGTCCATCACCAGTACAGCCGCATCCAAATCCGTCACCGGGACGCTCGAAGGGCTCGATACAACAATAGATTGGAAGAACACAGGCGACAACTCTTATGATGGTGAAAAATTAAGATTGCTTGTTCACGATGAATCTGGTAAGTGGGAAAGACCAGATAATATATTAAATAACTGGAGAGTAACTAAAACAACCCTTAGATTAGGAAGCAGAATAATTGGAAAGTGTATGATGGGATCAACATCAAACGCGTTAGATAAGGGTGGTGATAACTTTAAAAAATTATACAATGACTCAGACGTTACAAGAAGAAACCGCAATGGACAGACTAGTTCGGGATTATATAGTTTGTTCATACCTATGGAATGGAACTACGAAGGATTCATTGATTCTTATGGAATA